TTTTTTTTGGCCGTTATACAGCGCCATGAGATTCTGACTACTAGGCAACAACGGCTTGTGCAGCAGGTTCTCAAGGTCCGCTGCGTTCTGAATTCGCGTCACATCATCAACCCAAGGTTGGAGAATCGCCTTCGACTCTTTATCCCCATGATACAGGTACCACGCCTGCATGATTTGTGCTTGATGTTCGTCCGAAAGGTTCTCGAGCTTCAAGCCCTTCTGACGCATAGTAGCGATTGAGGGAAGGAAGTTGTTCGGATCGATGTAAGCAGCTTTTGCATCTGTTTGCGCGAACTGCTTTCGAATCGAATCCGGTAACGAGTTCTGCCAGAGATGTGTAGATTCATGCGCTATCACCTGAGGTTGAAACTTCTGTTGATTACGTACGGTTATCGTATCTCTCGAACCCTCATCAACCGTCGCGATATCCTCAAGACCACCATACGTCGAGTGAGCCTTACCCTGCACGATCTTCGCACGTGCAACCGCCTGCTGAATAGGCGCAGGCATCATCGTAAAGTCCTTGACAGATACCTGTTGTGGAGCAGGACTTTGCGACGAGCCTCCGAAGAAGCCCTTAACCGAAGTCGTAAGTTGGTCGAAAAGACTCGTTGCCATCAATCGGTCCTGTTACTGCCCGCGGCTCGTTTAGCGCTCTTATAGAGCTTCGATATACCCGCGCCAACCCCTTGTTGATTCGGCGATCCTTGTGGTGCGTTTGGAGTCGGACCCGTCATCTTTTGTACAGCACCACTCGCTGACTTTGGTGTCATGGTCATACTCATACCGCCCATATGGCCGAGAGTGAGGTAATTCAACCACGAACGAGATTCGGTTACATCAAGTCCACTACGCTCCGCAAGTTGTGCCACATAGGAATCCATAACCTCTTGTGGTACCGAACCCTTTCTAGCTTTCTCCATCGCTACGATTGCTTGGAAGTTGGTGAAGAACTCCTGATTCTCTTCCTTCTTCGCGGCTGCATCCGCCCTAATCGCGTCAGCTTCGTAGCGTCTCTGTTCATTCAACACACGCGTAGCTTCGACGTTGACCTGACCTCGTTCTGTTTCTGCACGCTCTTGGTTGACTTTCAACTCCTCCTTCTGTAAGTTTAATTGCTGGAGCATGAGCGGATTAAGACCCGTCGGAAGCGCGTATTGAAGTCCTCCATGAGCTGCAGCATCCATTACGCGTTGTAAACTTCCCGGAGGTACTCCAAGTTGAATAAATTGGTTCGCCTGTTCAACCTGTTGCGTAATTTCCGTCATCGTGAACGGTTTCTCCTTCGCCTTAACTTCTGGAGGAATAGGCATTCCCTTCGCGAGTGCATCGGCAGCCTGCTGCGCAGCACCAGGATCGGTGTAACGTCCTTGCGCGAGTAAACTATTCATTATACCCGTCGAACGAACCTTAAATTCCGCGTCGCTTTCGTGCCCAGACGCGACGTCGATCATCGATTGTCTGTGTTCAGGATCAGCAGCGTTCCATTCAGCAGCTTGGATCGTGAATGGAACCTCGTTCAGCGCCATAAGCTTACCACTCGCTATACGTTGCTGTTCGGGAGTTCCGTTAATAACATCGCTCTTCAGTTGCGTTACCTGCGCATGTAACTGCGCGACCTTATTAGCATCATCGCCGCGCTTTTGTGCCGCCTCAATCGCCTGCTGCGCCCAGTGTGTCGCGATCGCTTGTTGTGCTTCCTTCTTCGACATTTGCTGCGGCTGACCCTGTTGTCCTGGTTGCCCTTGCTGCCCTTGTCCGGGCTGTTGCATTCCCGTACCAGGCGGCGGTTGAAGCGTATTACCGCCCGCGGTTGGATCACGCCCAGGTTGTTGCGGATGCCCAGCCTTCGTATTCCCCGTCCGCTCGCTGATGAACGAAGCAATCGCTTCCGGGCTCGTATCGATATGGATACCCGCTTTCTTCGCGAGCTTCGCGATATGCATCGCGTCGACGGGGAAGCCAGCCTCGGCGGCTTTAAGATTCTTGTCCATCTCCGACATAGCGCTGTTCTGTCGTGCTTGATGGAGCGCCAAAAGATCCTGTGCGAATTTGAGGCCAGGACCTGCCGCCTCGTTCGGCGACTGTACCCCTTGCGCAGCGGGGGGCATCTGAGGCTGTGCGGGATTCGAACTAGGCTGTGCACTCAAAGCTGGATCGATTGGCATATGTACTCCTATCTAAAAATGTCCGCAATACCCGAAGCAAGGCCCGCGCCGGTATTCAAGTCGCCAAGTCCTGACAGGACGCCTACCGCACCGCCTGCGATACCAAGACCTGCGTTAATCCACGCGCCTGCACCCGTCTGTTGCGTTTGCGTCGTCTGCGTTCCTGTCTGTGTCGTCTTCGGCGTATAGTACTGATTCGCACCTTGCGCGAGTAGCGAGAGGATTGGCGTTGCAGCTCCTGCCTGTTGCGACTCTTCCGCCAAGCCCATCTGCGTCGAGGTCTGGTTAAGGTTCTGCGAGAACTGATTCGCGTAGTTACCAATCTGCGACGCCGTATCCGTCGAGAAGCGCGTTCCGCTCGCTCCACCTGCAGCTTTGATCGACGCGATCCCTTGTTGGTACTGTGACTGCCCACTCTTCTGTAGCGTGTTGTAAAGTTGCGAGACATTGCTCTGCAGCGTCTGACCAGACTGAATGCCCTGCAGCGTATTGATAGCTCCGCCCGCAGCTCCGCCACCGAAGATCGAATTGTAGATCGACTGTACCCCAGGGTTAACAGACGTAGGTGCCGCTACCGAGGTGGTTGATGTCGATGATGTTTTCTGACTTTGTCCTGCGGGCATGGTTATACCTCACGTTTATCCATTCGCTACGAAGGATACCGTATAGACGCACGTTATAATGTTTCTCGTGGTGAATGATACCATGACGGATCTCACCCTCGAAACGGAAGTTTAACATCGTCGCGAACTTGGCCGCGTTCTCGTTGTACGATGGAATCGTCGCAGTAACCCTCTCGACTTTAAGCTTCGCGAAGAGGAAGTTAATAATCTCATATCCACACTGGAGGATCTCGCTGAACTTCATACTCCTGTCCCAAATGGCGTAGTGCAGCGAGGCGTTATCACTCAACTGCAGATTGCGAACGACGATGTACCCACGCGAATCAATCGCGAAGTGAAGCGAACCCGGATCGAGTAACCCCTCGAGGAACAACTGTCGATTGCCTCGCGTAAAGTCATCAAACGCATAGTCCTGCGATGACAAATTGCGCCAGAGTTCGAGTAGGTACTCTTCTGAGGCGACGCTGGGATTGATCGGCGTAAGCCTTACGAGGCCTAAGTCAGAAAGATCACGATGTTCGCGCTGGCTACGCTGCACTTCAGATAAGCCATTGTACTTGTCCATATCGTAGTACTCCTGTAGAGTATCCCTGCTTGATCGATGGAGAACGTTATAAAACCCGTCGGTATACGACTTAGGTTGACAGGTATGCTAAACTCTGTATTCGGTGTTGCGGGTGTAACGCCTGTGAACCACGCACCACTTAGATTCTGCGTACTCGTGTTCGTTGGCGAACCAAACTCGAGTTGGCCGTTAATAGCCTTCCCGATATCCTCGTAGGTATTCTTAAGATCCTTCGAGCTAACGGGTTTCGTATGCGCCGGATAAGGTTGTCTAAGTACCTTCAATGATCTCACCTCTCGGCTCTACGTAAGGTGCGAACAGCACGATCGATACCGGACCTTCGTTCGCGAGACACGTAAACGTGATGTTAATGATATCACCAGCAATCGAACCGTCGTATAGAATAGTACGAAGCAACCCATCAGTTGCTGCATCGAACGTACGCGTCTGCGTTACGGCCGTTTGATTCGTCGGCGAAACCGCCTGATACGTAACCGTAACGGTCGCGGGTCCGAGCCGCTCGTACCGCAAGAGAAGCCTTTGCAGTTGCTTCTCCATATCGGGCGCTTTGAAGTCGTACTGTCTCGCTATCGTCGCATCCTCTTCGCACTGGAGATTCGATCCATCAGCTTGCAGGAGAGCTACAATTCCAGTCGCGTTGAAGAACCCGAGAAGCATTTCAAAGTCCGTACCGCCTATCGGAAATACCGGTGTAATCGGCTGCGTGTTGTACGTCGCTTCGACATTCGTTATGTATACCTGCGAAGGAACCGTAACAACGACGGCATTAACATCATCCTGGTTAGGTCTATTTGCTATAGGAATTAGCTGTAGTTGAAACGTGAACGAACCGTTAGGTGCGATAGGATTCGCGCCGCTTGTGTTTACGATGGTATAACCACTCGCAATCAGTGGTGTGATCGTTACCGTACGTGAAGAAGTGGTAGGATTAAATAACGTTATCGTGCCACTCGTGTACGCCGTTCCTGCATTAACATTTCCAAACGCTACGCAGGGAAAAACGATAGCTGATCCACCAAAGCTAGATGCGATTATAACAAATGGTTCGGTATTCAGTGCTGAGATACCTGTTAACGTTATTAGCGTTGGACCACTAACGCTATTCGAGTTTAACTGCATCGTACAAGTTTCAGTTGTACCATCCGATAGCGACGGTGTAAACGTTACACCTATTACAATTCTCTGACTTGGTATAAGAACTGCACCATCAATGGGAATTGGAATAGTGAAATCGCCAGGATTACCATTTGTAACCGTCAACGTAATCGCAGGCGTGTTAAAAACAAGATTCGAGTTACCTACGTTGGTTATAAAGAACGTTCTCGAAATTCCTGTACTTACAGGAAACGGCCCGAAATTGAGCGAATTCCCCTGCGCTAAAGGCGTGATCTGTATCGCCGCTGGCATTAGTTCACCGCCACGCGTTGCATATACGTGAGCCAACCCTTAGACGACGACATCTTCTGCCACGTTCCCTCGACTAGATCGTGGACCCACATGATGTTAGGTCCAGGAATCGATATCCAATAGGCTTCAAGGTCGTACCCACGACCCATAGACGCACTACCAAAACACTGTACGACGTCGTTTGCAACAAGTGCAAGGTCGGCAGCAAGCTGCTTGCGGATCTTACCACTGGCGAGACGATTAAAGTTGCTTCCATCGAACGAGAGTACCTCCGAACTTTCTGTAATGCAAAGCATCATCGGGCCCCATGTCACGAGCGAGTACGGATAATAGTTGCCCCATCCTGGCCTCGACCACATAAACGGCTCGAAGGCGAACGCGGCGACGGCGTTTCCCGTCGGGAACATGACCGTCGAGCCTTCTTGACGTAGGATATACGTATTGCGTCCGATAGTACCGCAACCCGTTAAGGCTCCACCACTTTCGATTAAATCGGTCGCACCCGCCGTATTGTCGAAAGCATTTATCCACTCGCTGGGGTTTCCCGTATCACTCCAACGTACGCGGAAGGGCCAGTTCATCGAACCTGCGATACCCGGCGACGGTTCCGTCCAATTAACGCCGATAAGCGATTCGCTGTTCTCCGTCAGATACAAACATGATCCCGGAACGTCCCCTGCGATATGGACGCTAGCCGATCCATCAATGTAACTAAGCGGGATCGACCCATTCGCGAAGTACACTTGCTGATTGATCTCACGTAGCGCGAAAGGAAGTCCCGTAACTGATAGCGATGGTATACCACTAGGTAGCGTGAGAACATGGTAACTAATGACACCTCCTGTGCTCGTAATGTAGTACGCATGCGCGGCCGTAAGTATTATCGTGTGATAATTGTCGAGTACGTCTTGAAACGTGTATATCGCTCGTATCGGCTGACCATCGGGAGGAGGTGTCACGACATTAAAGCGCGGACGCGTCTGTAATCTTCCCTTGCGGCAAAAGAAGTTCGTACAGACGTCAAGCGCCTGATCATCCATAGCCGATGGTAAGTCGGTTACGATGCCCTTCCACGGACCTGCGATTGGATACCTTTGTACTGTCATTACCTCGCCGTATAGTTTGATTTGAATTTCGGTTGCATACCCCAATCCATGTAGGGCTTCTGAGCCTGAAGACGATTCCCAAGCCTATCCGTGATCCCCGCGATCTTCGCGCCTGTGTTAGGGTCCGTATAGCCGTACAGAAGTTTCGTAACCTCGTTCGCCTTATCGCGTTCGAGTAGTTCGATATGACCTCTCATCGCCGCGTCGTAATCGAGCACTTCAAGCCAATCATCGGGAATTTGTAGCTGCGTCGCAAGAAGATCATCGCCGATAATAACGGGCTTCATCCAACAGTCCATATAGAAGACGTACGGCCCATTCGCATCCGGAACAGGCCGAAAGATGATCGTATTCGCCCATGGACAGACGATCGCGGGAACGCCTGTAAACGGTTGGTTAGGTGGTACGTACTGCGATGCATACCGCCGAATGTAATTGATATCCTTCCAGTCGACGATTATTGGCGCGCCCGTCGCTTGATTCTTTCCCACAAGCGACTTGATCGCACGAACTGTGTCGGGATACGAGTATGTATCCGCGTTCGCCGTCGTCGTGATCTGGATCGTTTGTTCCGCCTGCTCGAAGGTATGTGCATATGCAACCGAAATATACGAGTCACGTAACCACCCCGCGATGCGAGTGTAGGGAAAGCCCGAGCCCGGCGCAGGCTGCAACAGATCCTGCCGGTTCCCGAGCTTCATCGCGACATTTGTAACACGATCTCCCAACGTTGCGAGTGCCATTAGAACTCCACGATTTCGCCTGGATCTTTGAACATCTCACTAGCTTCGCTCGTGCCTTCGCCAGGCTGGGATAGTACTATCTGAATTTCCTTGTCGCGCCACATAATCGAAAGATCATCCGTACAAGGCGTTTGCGTACAGACAAGGAGGCCCTGTTGTCGTCTCAAGGTATTGATCGGTCGAAGAAAGCCACAACGATCGCAATTCCGCCATTGGACACCGAATATCCCTTTCGCTTTAGGCATACAGCACCTACCAGTAGAGGACCTGCATTTGTTTCGCGTACGAATTCATCGTACCGGATGCGTTCGCACCGTTCGTCTGATAGTTGTTGATGAGAACGCCCGGCGTCCAGTTTTGTCTAGAAGCCGAAGGACCTTTGCAGGAGGGATCGAAAAGCGTGTAAACGTCGTCGATTTCGACACCCTCATAGGTAACGACACCCGTATCATCTCGCGACGTCTTCAAACGCAAGTGCTTCCACGTGTTCGCAGGCCAGTCCTTGCGATTAACTTTCATCGTCGTATGGGTCCAGTGAGTACCGCCACCTGATACCGTTGTATAGTCCCAGCAACCATTGACAAAATTCACCTGCAAACAGAGGAAACAATTTCGACCATCCGACATCATCTGGTTCATGTCGAGTTCGAGCTGACCCATCTGTCCCCAATCGTCGGATTTAACGGTAAGATCATAGACGAAGTTCGTTGGTGTCGGATCTTCCGCGAATGGATTACTCCAACGCATCCCGGCTTTACCCGTCTGGACCGCGTTGAACTGTCGACCTTCCGTCGTCGAGATAAACTTGTTGAACGTCGAAGATACCGAGCCAGGCGTACCTGCGTCCTTCTCCGCCTTCCATTTCGGTGCGTTATCGAGGATACCTGACGTTTTCGCGTTCGGGGGTATGACGAGACCAGAACCAGGTGTGGATACGGGCGTTACCGTATACGTTTTACCGTCATACGGCCAGATGATCGTGTTGTTCGTGCTCATGGGGCTCCTTATTGTAACCGCGTAATAGTTATGTACTGACTGACGACTGGGGTTCCTGTTGCGCCTGTATAGTTGGCGAAGTAAGTTACACCGCTTACTCCATCTAAATGTACAATGGTACTTGCTTGAGTAACCAAACCAGCGGTTGTCATATTCGTAGTCGGACTCGCCGTCGCACCAGAAGTAGCACCGGTACCACCTGGTTTCCAGTTCCAACCGCACTGCATTGTGCCAGCGGTTCCTGCTGTTACGACGAAATCGGTGCAGGCAAGTTCATACGTTCCTGCTGCCGTCGACGTATATACTGTTGTGGGCGAAACCGGAGCCGTTTGGTTGAGAAACGATCCATTGAAAACTACGCAAGGAAGGCTCGCGCAACGAACAGGAGCACCGCTTCCAGTTACGGTTTGATTCGCGACTCCGTTAATCGACTGTGGCTGAACCGTGAAGCATAATAGTAGGAGGCTTATTAACAGAAATGTGTTTTTCATAAACTTCCTCCTATAATAGGCGTTCAACTACAATGTCTAAACCATATATCGGTGTACCTGTAGCACCGGTATAATTGGTAAAGAGAACAAACGGATTTATCCCATCAGCATACACTATAAGGGAAACTTGAGTAGTGTTACCTTGGGTTGTCATATTCGTTGTAGGACTAGAAAGCGAACTCTGCGCGTTTCCAGTAACTCCACTGTGCCAGTTAAATCCACACTGCATCGTCCCAGCTGTACCCGCGGTGGTGATATACATCGAACACATAAGTTTATAAACACCTGTAGCTGTAGGAGTATAAGTAGTTAAGTTATTAATAGCCGCAGACTGTCCAGTCAATGCATTCTTATATACGATACAAGGAAGGTTCGTACAATTTGCGGGTAGTCCACTCCCAGTTACGTTTTGACTCGGAACGTTATTGATCGATTGCGGCTGTACGGTAAAGCATAACAATAGAAGACTCACTACTAGAATCACGTTCTTCACAGCTTCCTCCTATTGTGTACGCGTGATTACAATATCTAGTTCATATACAGGCGAACCTGTAACACCAGTAAGAGTCGTAAAAACCCCAATTGGATCAACTCCACCTGCGTGTGCTGCGACAGATATTTGAGAAACGGCTGCGACTGCAGTCATATTTGGACTGTTACCAAGCACACTAAATGACAGTCCCCCAGTTACTGGTTTCCAGGTAGTTCCGCACACCATTGTACCAGCCGTAGCTGCGGTAACAACATACATAGTACAAGCTATCAAGTAAGTACCTGGTCCTGTAGGAGTATACACACTAACAGTGCCGGTTCCGGTCGTCAAACCTGGCTGTTGACTCGCAAAAACGACGCAAGGGAGCTGTGCACAGGTCGACGGTACACCTGATACGCCTGATACGGTAACGTTCTGGTTCGACACGCCGTTGATCGACTGGGGCTGCATCGTAAACGATAGCAACAGGAGGCATAACAAAGCAACGACGTTACGGCGCAACATTGAGCACCCCCGTGTTTTCGGCTACTAACGTAGTGCCGGAGAAGCTATCGAACGCCTGTTGACTACACGTACTTGCCGTCGCTCCAATCGTCATTCCACCATGAATAGCTGCCGGCCACGTCCATGTCCACGGACCACCTGCGCCAGGCTGACATATCTGGATTATTACGCGTTCTCCTTTGTAAATCGTAGGAGCAGACGCTGTCGTATTCGCGCTTAGAGTATACGTTTGCAGTACATCAGTTGTGAGATTAACGGTTGCCCCAGGCGAAAAAGTTACAGGTGAATATGAAACCGCGCCTTTTACGAAAACTGTATGATCACCAATAGAGAAGCCAGGAGCGAATACCGCAGCGTTGGTCCCACCTCCCGTAGTTGCACCGATGCCAAGTTGTAATTCTAAAGTATTGGCAGGAGTTAACATAGGACCTCCGCTGCCGCCGTTTTCAGCGAGTCCTGTACCGATCACGTAACCTGTCATTACACCATCGAATACCTCCATCGCCGCTCCGAGGGCTGATCCCCCTGTAATGCCTGAAAGCTGCGATAGCGGGTATCTACTATTGATCGAATCCGAGAAAGTAAGGCAAGGGCCACTGGTACACAAAAATATCTTAGTCGAGTTTAAGTTGAGACCGAAGGTTGGATCGGAATTGATCGTACTACCATCGTGAAAAGTGATTCCTACATCATCAGTGGTGAATGCGAGACTATGAAGTACAAGATCCGGATTTACGACCACCGTCGTAGCCCCAGACGTGCCACCGACGGTTATCGTACCGTTCGGGCTCGTGATCGTACCAGTACCACCACCAGGAGGACATCCTGTAGGTACCCACTGGTGACTCGTGGTATTGTAACAGAGGATACCAACAAGCGATGGCGTATAGGTCGGTGGATACGCAGCTGTGGTAGATGTCGTTGTAACGTTCGTCCAGTTTACACCATCAGACGAATTCATTAAACCTACAAGCGAAGGCGTCGACTGTGCTTTTACCATCACAGCAAAGGCCAACATGCCGAGTATTACAAGTCTTTTCATTACGCGCCTCGTTATAGGTGCACTCCAATGCACGTGATAGTACCGATAGAAGCGGCCTGTCCGCTACCCTTACTAACTGTTATCGCGTCGACGCTAGTAGTCGTTTGATTTTGAGTTCCCATAAGAGCGACTGAGTTAGGTTCCGAAGATGAACCACCTACATAAGGCGGGAGTCCGTTACATGCCACTGTATAGGTCGTGTTCGCGAATGCTGCGTTCCACGTTACCGTCGTAGTGCAGGTATTACCGGTTCCAACCGTCGTCGAGCAACCTGCCGCGGAACCTGTACGAATGATAGTAGGTCTTACCGCTCCGTCAGTAAGACCACCATTTGCGTCCCATATGGCGACGTTACCGTTCGTTCCTGAGGCATTCGTCGTAGCGAATTTCGTATCGGTTCCTGCGACGCTTAACGTCATCGCGAGTGTGCCACCAGTAGTGACTGGCGAACCTGCGACGGAAATTAACGTCGTGTTCGACGACGAAAGGCCTACCGACGTAACGCTACCGTTACCACTACACGCACTTCCAGTTACGAGACAAACCGCGCCTGTACCGCTAGCCCCGTTCGAGAGGTCAGACGCACCCATAACGTGCCCTTGAACGAAGTAGTTAAACGCTTCGACATTCGAATTAAACGATGCTGACGTACCAATAAGCGGACCTGTAAGTGTACCGCCGACGAGAGGCAAGTACGCTCCACCTATCGAGTTGACTTGGTTGACCGTCGCAGCGTCGTTACCAGTTCCCCCGCCGGGAAGGACGATCTGTCCCGTGAACGTACAACCTGTGAGCGGACAAAAAGGTCCACCAGGAAGTGTGTTCGTGAAACTCAGCGCTCCGTTCGTGGCGAGCAAGAACCCGTTCGCGCTTGGTAGGAACGTAATCGTATGCGTGTAGATGTTCGCATAGTACGCCTGCGAGTTGCCAAACGTAAAGACACCGTTTGTCGAGGGAATGACGTTCCCCTGAATGACCGGTGCCGTGATCATCGAGTACTGCGGAATAATCGAAACGATAGGACAGAAAACCGGATTGTTAATATTGTACGGTCCTGGTGTCGCGATACATTCCTGCGCGACCTGATTCGTGTTCTGGTTGTTCGGGTTGAACGTAACGTTATACGTCGTATTCGCAGGTGAGATAAGATCATTTCCCCAAACGACGCAAGGACCGCTATTGAGTACGTTCTGCAGCGTACCGTCGGGCTTAATGTTGCACGTCACTGACTGAGGCGCGACAGTCGTTAAACCTGGTATAGTGTAGTGTATCGACGACGACTGTGGTTGGATATCAAATACAACGGTACCACTCGTGGCTGGGTTCCCTCCCGCGTCACTGATGGTACCGTTAATTGGTACAGGCGACTGTCCCGAACTAGCCGTCGCTAAAGCCAATACGACGAGTACGAGCGGTATGTACTTTCGAATATTCATGCGCGCGCCTCAGTCGAAATAGACAAGTAGAAAGCCGTCGGTATGAACAACCTCCTGGAGACCCTGCACCCAACCAACAGTACCAGACCTTTGATTTTCGCCTGTCGAGTTACCCGTACAGGACCATAGGAGATCTCCAAGTTGGTTTGCGATCGTTACAACTGAAGCTGTTCCGTTCGCATATTCGACGAATTCGAAATGCTTAACCTTTATTTGGGTCTTCAGTAGGACGACGCTCAACGACGAACCGTCGAGCACCATAGGGTTCTGCGCTAGCAAGTTCGCCATTTGTCTTCTCCGTCGCGTCCAGTGGAGCGTCGTATCGCTTCGCTCCACCAGACGTTCAGTTTAGGTGAAGTTGAATAGTACGTGCGCACCCAGACCAGCGATCGCAACCGTGCCTGTGCTCGCCATCGTTATGGCGAGTTCAATTTCAAACACGCCCATATCGTCAGTGAACATTGCCGGAGTTGGGATCGTTACTCCCTGAGAGGCGTACAACCCTGCGCCATTCGTTGCTAGCGAACCGAGCGCTGTCGCAGCTAGCAAATCCGTTTGGACAGGTGCGACGGCCGCTGCCCCGATAGCAGGAAATACTGTTTTCCCTACTCTCAGCGTTGCAGCAGTCAACGCGGCTACACCCACATTCATATTGACGAACACGTTCGTAAGTGCGATACCCTTAGGTCCGGCGGAGGGTGGCGTAGTACCAACTGTGCCGTACCTGTAGGTTTCGCCGATTCGTGTGAAATCGAACGTCGTGCGAACAAAATAACTTTCCACACCTGCAGCCGTTCGATTAAGTGTCCAGAGACCGTTACTCACTCGCGTGGTTAAAAGGTTTGCGGAGTTCGCAACAAGTGCGTTACCCGGCGTAGCGATAACGAGCCCGTCGAGGTGAGGAAGCCGCGACATTAAGCGGCCTCCTTTGAAGTTGTTGAACGTCAGCGTTGCAACCTGCGCGGGTGTTATCACACCGGTCGTAAAAGGATCTGACGTTATGAAATCCTCAATGTCTTCTGAGTACGCCATTATGTCTCCTTCTACTGACCCGGTGAGCCGCTGAGTCCGTGCCAGTAAGTAACGCCGGCAACGAACCGGAAGAACGTCGAGAACGACGAGCCCTTCGTGTTGAAGTCGTCCTGGCTGTCGAACTCAGGCTGTGTACGCCAGAAATACTTCAACGTGTGACTGCTCTTGCGTGAAGCAACCCAGAAGGCGGTCGGAGACACGAGATAGTGATCGGTTAAAGGGTTCAGACGTCCTTGTACCGAGTTAACCTCGTTCGTACCGCTGTAGGGCTTGTACGCGCTGTGGAGGATCTCCTGTGCCTTGAACTGGAGATCGACGGGAATGATGGTATCTTCGGGCATCGCTCTCTTGATGAGACCGCGCTCGTTGACCATCTTTTCGAAGATCAACAGCTGCTCCTGAATACCGCTGACGCTAAACGCCATGTTCGTAGCGCTTGCGTTCGAGTAACTGCCGCCACCAAGAAGAGGGTGAGTACCAATCAATATGCCGCCATCGATCGACTTCTGCGTCGTGAAACTATTGACGAGAATGCCGATCGCGCCGGTTTCGATTGTTTGACGGATGGAACCAGCGAAATCCTGCGAGACCTTCCGCATGATTCCATACTGGTCGTCATCCCACATCTCACGCGTGACCTGGAAACCCATACCGTAAGATACGGGCTGATAACGAACGGTACCGCCTTGAATGGCGTTATCGTAAGCGATCGGCGTACCTTCAGGCTTAGGTGGAACTGCTCCAAGTCCTGCGACAAGCTGATCTTCCTCGTATGCCTTTGTCGTGGGGTATACGTTGAAGAACTGCTGATACTCCTCAGGATGCATCTCCAGATCTTCGTAGATAACCGAAAATAGACCTGGTGCGAGGAGCTGACTAAACTGCCCACGTGTCGCGGCCATTTATGCCTCCCCTTGCTGTGCAGCCTTGGTAAAGCGGAATTCAACACGCCCGTGCAGCGTGCCGACCGGATCGATAAGGCTTACGATCTGAACGCAACCGCCGAGAGCAGTCGTGTTCTTCACCATATCGACGTACCAGAAGAGCGTCGTTGCATCCTGCGTCAGACCCATGAGTGAATCAACCATGTTCTGTGCGAGGATAGCGTTCGCGTCTGTAGTATTGTTGCCGAGAAGACCGACAAACGTCGTCTGATCCATCGCGAGATAGAGTCCGACAGTTCCGTCGTTCGGAGGGGCACCGATCGGCGTTACAACGGCACCTGGTTGGTTGGGAACCTTATACGTAAGGTTCTGCGTCTGTGCTACACCACTCGACGCCAAGTTCGACGCCGCTTCCTGTGATATACCCTGGATAAGTGCAGTAGCGGCGTTAGTCATCGCAGGGCATGCAATGATATAGCCTGAAGCTCCCGCTACATCGATTTGAACCGGCGTCCCTTGCTGGAACGTCTGTCCCGCCTTCTCGGCCATTCGCTGGGTCGGTTGTGTTCCCGCCCCTGTGAGTGTGACTCGATACGGCGTGATCTGAGTTGCTACACCAACAGTCGCAGCCACGTCGTTTCCTCTCTTTGGTTACTTGCTGAACTGGAACGTAGGCACGCCAGCTTTTTCTGCTTCGATGAGAAAGTTGTCCTTCGCTGCACGCTTCATGGCCTCGTGACGTTCCTCGATATCCATGAGTGCGAATTCGTAAATTTCTTCCGGGCATTGGGCTAAGACTACGTCGCCTATGACGTATGTACCATCTTGACGAAGACCGCTAGCAATGATCAAGGGTTTAGCCTTATTGGCGAGGACATCAGCGACGTTAGGCTCGCGCACGATCGTATAACCGATAATGTCGAGTCGAGTCATCTCGCTGCTGTCATCCTTAGGCGCCCAGAAATAATGGATGCCTGGCTTACCCTTGACTGCGAACCGCGAACTTGCGGCTGCTTGACGGTACTTTTCGTAGCGTGCTTTTCGCTCTTCCTGTGAAAGAGGTGTTGCTGGTGGTGCGCTTTGAACGTTCGGCGTAGAGGGCTTAATAGGTTCGGTCATGACGGCCTCCGGTTATCAAGGGTTAGAGGGAACTTATTATTGCGCATGTTCTCTTCACCCTTGCGGTATGTTTCGGTGGTAATACCAAGACCGTTGACAACACGCATTTCGTCGGCGGTTAGAATTCGTGGTGGCATGGGCGGCGTAGCTCCTCCTGATGGCGGTTCCGCGCTCGACCTCGCAGCCGCTTCTGCTGCTTGCTCTTCGGCTTGAATCGTGCCGAGGTTCGCGCCAAGCGCTGCGTTATATGCCGTCTCCCAAAAGTTCGTATCGAGAGCTTCGAGACCAACGTTCTGCGTCATACCCGTGATGATCGGATCCAAACGCGCCCAGTATTTCTTCCCTTGCTTCGCACGATCCTTCGCCGTGTCGATCAAGTTCTGACGTACCGCGCCTGTCATCTGATTCCACTCTGATCGCGACACGCTCTCGCGGTTGATCATTTCACGCGTCGTACCAAGTGGGTCACGCTCGAAGTCTTCGCCCGTAGGTTGACGTGATTCACGCGCCGGTGGCGGGGGTTCGTTACGACTACCCGCTGAGGCATTCGCTATCGCCGTCTGTGCGTTGGCGAGGATCGTTCGTTCGCGATCCTGATAATACATCGCGATCTGTTGGGGTGTTCGCCCTTGTAGTTCGGACGGAAGACCTCCGCCATTATTCGGCGGTACGCGCTCTGCTGGATCAAATACTGGGTCAGGCATGTTGTTTCTCCTTAAGTGGTTCGTCCTTCTCTTCGAGACGCTTGTCTACCTCAGTGGGTAGGTTTTCCAGAATCTTCAACATCGTAAGCTTCCCGTTGATGAAGACCACTTCCTCGTTCGTGCTACTGCGTTGGAGCTCCCTGACGCATACTGCTCGTAAGCGCTCCAAGTTGTCCAGATAGATCACGTAGTTGGCCGACCGAAACATCACCCTCAGGCTCAGGAAGTCCTGATTGGGCGGCGGCGCCAGGCTGAGCTCCAGGCTGTCCTTGACCCGCTTGAGGTCCTCCAAGCACTTTCCGCAAGTCTGGTAGTAGTTTGTCTCTATCACCGATATCGAAAACGAAAAGAAGTCGGTTAGCGAGGTCTCGGGCTCCGTCCATAACTTGGAGCATAATTTGAGAAAAGGGGCTGTCAGGCGGGGCTTGCGCAATGGTTTGGGCAGCTTGGACCAACTCGTGATAATACGAAGACATTGTATTAGCCATAAGCAAGAGCCCAGACCGATCAGTCTCGCGATTTGCGCCAGCGTCAGAGGCTGATAGTTCGAAGAAGGTTTTACCTCCAACGAGTACACTGTCTTTACTGAAGAGTTGTGTAAGGTTTGCGGCGTGTTCTCCCCACTGTTGCCAGTCATTTGGATCTCCGAAGTCCCTGTAGGACGTGTAAATGTTATTACCTACGGAGTTAAACGGCATGCGCAAGCGCTTGATGTAGATGTCAATACGCCGATTACCTTCTGCGATCATCGCGAGCGTTCCTTGACTCGCGTACGAACCTCTCTTCCCGTTAACGCCAGCTCCCATACCCTGTAATGCCTGCGATACGCCCGTATAGCGCTCGGATAGTTGCAGGACGAAATTCTCCTCCTCGACCATGCTGTTATAGTTCGCACCCACGACGAGAGGCTGGAGATCGTCCATGTTATCGACTTCGAACATCTTACCGGGATACCATTCCGTCGAAGGGTTCGCGACATCGGCGTAACGCTTCTTCTTCCACGCAGGTACGTTCGCGATCATATTCGCATCACGTCGTCCGTTATGAATCTGCGCCTGCTCCTCTTGAGAGTCTTCGAGGATTTGTGGTATGCAGTCGCCGTAGAAGGAATCGTTACGTGGGATAAGACGATAGTCGATAAACGACTGTTGGAAAAGATCCGTACCGGGTTTATAGTACCACCGTAGGATACTCTTCTCGTCGTTGAATTTGGGATTAAAGACGCAGATAAGCGGGAACTTCTTGCCAGGCTCGAGTTGGTAATCGAAATGTGCTTCGACTGCGTCGTAAGGGCGTCCTACGTCGGGTGTAAGACTAATACCCGTTTCGTTTAGTTGCTGCTGGTTCGTGTTCGATCCTCCGACGGATCCTTTACCATTGAGGAGAAGATCACATGCCTTTTCGTCCCATATCTTCGTCGCCTGGCGGTACTTAACTTCGTTCTCTGTTAGGCGAAGGCGTTGAAACTTGATTTCGCAGAACTCGATACGTTTCGACGTAATCGGGTACGGAAAGAAGTCCTCAAACGCGACCGTTTCCATCTTTGCGCAAGTTTCATCGACACTCGACGTCGTGATCTTTCCGTTCTCTCCCCCTCGAACCGTAAAGAGCTTATCGACGTTCCACCATATCTTATCAACGACCGTACCTGTTTTGAACGTCTCGAGAATCGACGCATCAACAGTCGGGTACATCTGCATACGATTGAATGAGATATATTGCATCCACGCCGCTAGGGAGTTCAGCTGCTCCTGGGGTACATTCGATAAAAAGGTAGTAGGGCGCCAGAAAGGACGGGTACCGTACAAAATACCTAACGTTCTCGCAGTCAGGATATCTACGTGCATCCGGATAAGTTGTGGAATAAAGTTGGAGGCGTTTGGGAATGGCGTCGACCTGATCTTCTGTCCAGGAATCGCATTGTAATTGTCTAGCCATTTTTTGTACTTCGAATCGATCTGTCCGCTTCTTGCCGCAACTGCGTCTTGGAAAGCCTTGACGAGGTACTGAACAACCTTCGCCTTCTGCTGAAGATGACCACCTTGAACTTCAACGATTGTTATAGGCATTAGGCGTACCCCCCATAAGATCGCTCGCTGTTAACGCGAGGTGGGTGAGCTGTGGTGAGTTCAGCCGTCTTTTCGAAGTCATCGCGCATCTCTTCCTCTGTCGAGGGTCGCCGAGATTCGTGCACAGCGTACGCGAGTGCGTCGGCTCCATCCTTAAGATAATAGTGTGGAAATGAGACGACCTGCGTACGCAACTGAACGTGCTGTCCGCCCTCGCCGAGATAGAGGCGCCCTTCCTCGACTGTCGTGCTAAGGAATAGACGAATGCGATCGTCCTTATCACGACCACCAGGAGGCGGTATACCTACGGGAATCAGCTTGCGGTGTTGCTTGCCGCAGATGATACATGTCTTGTAGAGCTGCTTCTCGAGAATGAATTCCTCGATCGTCTTCTGCGCACCAGCCTTTTCGTACTTGTTCATCGTGCAAACAAATTGATCGTTCGCAGTGTGCCAGTCTTCGATAATCGCTCTATAGCCGCAGTTCTTAAGGATGGGTTTGAGCACAAACTGACGGCCATCTGCAGCGGTACCAAGGACGATAATGGCGTTCTCGCAAGCAGCGCTCTTGCCACCTGATGATGGATCGAGAAACGTCGATCGATTGAGCTGCCAGAGGAAAATCTGTGGTGTTCCGTCTGACGGTATGAGGAGATTTCGACGACCATCTGGACCCTCCTTTATCTTGTACGATTTGATTAAGTGTTCGGGAAAGTCCGCACCTGCTGGCGTTGACGGCGTGTTCCTATACTGACAAGAGAAAAGGTACGACTTTTGGCGCTGTAGAATGTCGGCGAGTACGTGGTTCGGGAGTCGTTCGGGGAACGTCGAGTTGCCCTCTTCATCGTAGATATCATACGCGAAGCACTTGACCCCGTGTGGGCGACCTTGATCGTCGATGGAGAAGGGTGACTCTTCGAGGATCTCACCGTATAGATCAGCTCGACCGTGCTTCCAGCGGGTTCCCGCGAACACTTCCTCGAACTTCTCGGCTTCCTCTTGCAGGCCCGTTGCTAGCTTCCACCAGTCTTTCGCACGCTGCATTTCGGGCTCGGACTTCGCAGCCTCTTCGCCGATTGGATCGTCGTAGGAAATGCCCGTCCCATGCCAGCCGGTCGATTTCCCTCCAATGCCAATCGCCTTAAGAGTATTGTCGTCGTACGAGCCCGTCCTTGGTAAAAGGATCTCGTCGTCACGCCATACGGTCTTGTTAATGTCAGGTGGGATCAGTTCGGGGAACAACCAACGAAGCATATCGTTCTTCATTAGATGTTCTTTGATATTGACGATGTTACGACGTACGCGTCCATCGCTTTCTCCAACCAGCAGCCAACGACGGTTGCGCGGATCGTGTTCTTCCTTCTCATAGTCGAAGAACTCATCGCCACCGCCTGCGTTACGCCAGAGGAGGTAGCTTTTCGAAATGATCGACGATTTGAACGTACCACGAGCCCATAAGAACATTCGTCGCTGCATCCAAATCGACGTTTGGATCTCCTCGCACTTCGGCAGATGGTACGCGAGCGTCATGTCCTTGAAGCCCATGACGACCTTAGCGAAGTAATAGAGGGAGCTTAATGCCCGGCTGCGCAACTCCTCTCGCAGTTCATCGGCCTTACCTTCAGCTGCCGTCAAGAGGATCGGATGTATGTCGAGATTATTCCCCATCGGGTAGGCCCTCGCGTACGCCCTCAACGTCTTGTGAAACAACGCGCGGCGCATCGATTTCACGTGCCGTCTGGGCTGCAAGGGCTAACTTCGTCGCGTCGATCGTTACGAATCGCGTCATCGTATCGATCTGTGCGTGCTTGGATGTCTCTTTGTTGCGATCGAGGATGTCCGACGCGACGCGAGCTTGTACACGTTCGTCGTCGCTTTCGAGCAAGTCCGCGAGGACCTCAAGAGCACGATCGCCCATTTCGGCGATGCGCTGCGTTTTGTTGAGTTTGGAGAGGCACAGTTCTTCGTCGACGCGACGCCAGATCGGCTCGCTGATCGAGCGTAGTTCTTTCTGGAAGGCTTCGCCACGTATGTAGTCACGGACGGTTCCAGTCGCAAGGCGCATCTCCTGAGCTATTTCGCGCGTCGTCTTGTTGATCAAAAGGAGCCGCAGGATCTCGTCCTTCTTTACCTTCGTCGTGACGAGCCGAACGGGTTGTCCATTTGTCGCACGACGGTATTTCCCTAAACGCGACGAATAGGGGATCGTCTTCGCGCCATCGTCCCTGACGCTTATACCTTCGAACGTGGGAGGCTGGGTTGACATCCTAATTTATTGTACGCCCCTTTAGGCATTACGGCAACATCCTTTTATGCTCTAACTAAGTTCTAGACTTGCTGTCGAGGCGTAACGCAAGGCCGGCCCAACGTAAAACTTGGGTTATTTGGGGAGGGGTGTTACCCCGTAGGGCAACTGCTCTGCGTTGTGGGGGACCCGGATGTCAATGGTTCCCCCTTAGGTAGTACCACTAGATGTATAACCAATAGGAGACCTATCATGTCGAAACAGATTACTATTACTCTTAGCGATGAGCAAGTACAACAGATCGTTTCCATCCACAGCACTCGCAAGGATAGAACCATTGACGAGATAATCACCCTCGTTATCGAAAGAGGAATATATGCACTGGAGTATCGTACTAAGTATAACAAAGTTAAGTACGCCCGCGCAAAGGATGAAATGGCCGAGTTCCGTGCTTACAAAGCGTCGCAGAAGTAAGCGATAGCAAAGTGGGGAGTATCGAATTAGGTACTCCCCTTACTTAACGAAGTAATAACAAAGGAGATATTATGAAAAAGAATAACAGTTACAAATGGATCGATAACATCGTAAGCAACGGTGGCACGGTTATCATCAAGTGCACCGGTCGACGCCAGTTCAACTACCTGCGGATCTACTTCTACCAAGGGAAGGGCTGGCGCGTGCGTACCGACTCGAAGACGTTGCGCATCAAGATAACGCGCGAGTAGGCGCGTTCGTTTCCTAGAATGATAATATCGTTCTAGGTAATACCGTTCGCAAGAGTGGTATTACTTAGAGCGATACGTATCCTCTAGAAAGACCTCCGGGTTCGGAGCCGGAGGACTGGACTGAAGTCGCCCACGTGAGACGCGCCGAGACGGGACGCGACGCCTATAACGGGACACGACGTTATGGACGTTGATTACGACTCTTGCTTTTTTCAAAAATCTCATTTATAATAAGGATATGAAGCGTAGATCACTCGCGACGCTTCATCGAGTAGGGGTTGTATCGCCACCACGTAGTAATCACACGAGGAGACCATCATGACTACCAATTCCAACAGCAAGACCGTCCAGATCACCCTCACTGATGAGCAGATGAAGGCCATCGGCAAGATCCTGTCAACCCGCGGCGATCGTACGGAGGCGGAAATCATCGCCCTCATCGTGGAACGTGGAATCTACGCCTTGGAGTACCGTACGAAGTACAACAAGGTGAAGTACGTGAGGGAGCAGGCGATGAGGGAGGAGTTCAAGGCCTTCAAGGCGGCGAAGGCGAGTGGTTCGCTCTCGTCCGTAGCGAGCGTCGTCGCTTCACCGAAGAAGTAACGTACGACGAGGGCTACAGAGGCGGCACCCCTTAGTGGGTGCTGTCTGTGTTGCCATCGTTAAGGGGTAGCACGAATAGGAGACCAAATGGAACAACTAGAACGCATCTGTAACTATCTCTGGGACATGGCGATGAAGGAAGATAACGACGAGTCGTGGTATTGCGACGCGTTTAAGTTCCTTTCAGATTTCGAACGTAGAGTCCATAACGAAGCACGGGAGGAGACCAAATGATAGACGGACAGTGGTTTCGTATTACCTACTGTTACAATAACCGCACTCGAGATGTAGACGTATTCGAGTGCTCGAGTCGTGAGCTGCGCGATGAGATTATCGCGTACATCCTTCGTTGTGGCGATCGCGTTATCTCCGTCGAGGTGTTCTGATGAAGCAACCCTGGACGGAGAGAATCCTCGAACTGCTCCCGAATAGTGTCTGGGAGTTAAACGCTCACCCGGTTATTAGGGAGATGAACAGACAACATAGGGCTGATCGTGTCGCGCGAGGTAGCTGGGCGAATCCAGTCAACTCGATGGTCTACGATACGCTCTATCGCCTGAGGAAACGCGGTGTCGTCGAGAGGGACGAAGAAGGATGGTACTACATCGTCGACGCGAAGAATGAACGTAAGCTACGCAAGATGTTAAAGGAGAAACGCTGATGGCGAAACGCAAACCACTAAACGTGAAGTCTCACCTCGAGCATGTTATCACGTCGACGCAGTACATGCTCGATAACAACTACAAAGACGGGCCAAATGGATTGTGTATGCCACCCGCTTATGTAGACGACCTGAGGATTATCAACTTCATCGCGAGGGCTATCCTCAGAAAACACGCGAAGAAAAACACACGCAAGGACATTTACGTGGAGGCGGAATAACGTGGCTAGCTACTATGATGATAACTTCGGACACTGGGATATCGACGATGAGGACGACGTCGAGTTCTACCGCGAAATACAGGATACTAACGTCGAGAAGCGTTGCGAGGGTTGCCATAGACTCGTTCGTATCCAACCACACTACGCGTACTGCAACTCGTGCGCGGACAAACGTGAGAGAGGCGAGGAGATCTATGCTGAAGATGAATAAGGAGTACGCGAACTGGGAAAACGACTGGCGCTCGACGAAATACTTTCGTTGCGTCTGCACGATCCACAACTGTGAGCTTGAGGAGAACGAAGAGTATCTCTTCAGGCGTCACGTCGATGTTGAAGGAGGTACTGTTGTAGCGTTCGACGAGGATGAAATCGATCTCTCTGGGATGGATTGTCCTCGCGTTGGGGCTGGTGATATCGACATGTGCGACGACTTCTGGGAAGCGAGAGAGGTGATAGAATGAAACTCCTCGTTGAGATCGTCTACGACGAGCAGAAGGTAACCCCCGAAACTATTCTCGCTCACCTGCGGGCCCTCGTCTTTAAGTTTGAGGGACTCGTTGATGTTAACGAAGCGAAACCACCAAGAAAGAGGGCTACACGATGAGGGTATGGAAAGGTGTCTACTGTAACGCGGACTTCACGGCACATGTCAACATGAAGTTACTCGAACTGCTCGTAGAGTTGGCGCGTGAGCACCCGAACTGGGAATTCGACGTCGACGGACCAGATTGGGAACGTTGTGATGACGACGAGGAGGACGTTTAATGGAACTTTCATCCATCACCATGTTCAACGCGTCGATGTCTTCGGCGAGACACTCAGCAAGACGTGTACTCGAGAACGTCGGCGTCTATCTTCTAAAGAGCCTCGACGATCGGGCTAACCATAGTTACGCGAATGATATCGCCGATGCAGTCGGACTCGTCGTTGGGTTGTCGAATGTACTCTTCAACGAGGAGTTTCCGAAGGAGGTCAAGCGTGCCTAACGAACGGTACGTGAAGGTAAGCATGAAGGATCGATGGGAGATAATCCCATACGATAACAAAGGCGATCCGAAGTTCTTACTGTTAGAACCTTCGGACTACACGGGCGAATACGAGGCGATACTAACCATCCGCCAGGTTTTCACCGACGAGGAGATCGTCAATCTCGTCAACCGGGCCCTGTACGTAATGAAGTACCAGAAAGAAACCCACGCCAACAGGAGACGCAAATGAAGGAACGTGAATACGTTATGATGCCCTACGAGTTGTTCAAACGTTTAAGGTTCCTTATCGACGGTATCGCGATCATGGGAACGCGCGAATTGGACATGCGCCTACGATCCGAATTCGTCGAGCTAGCGAAGGGCCTTGATGTCATCGATCCACGCGATGAACTGGAGGGCGTCGATCGCTCGAAGGACTGATCTTGCTCGAGCGATAATCCTAAACCGATAATCGTTTGTCCTTGATGCCCAAATTATTGAGACAGGACATGTTGTATCTCGTTGAAAACAAACGAGTTACACATTTGTCCTAAATTATTGCTGGGCATTGAAATAGTAAATAGACCAATACTCGAAGATCCGATATAGTTCGAGCAAAAATACATAGAGAATCCACAGATTTAGACATTGATAGAACATATAGGAATCTCGTATAATGATCCGTCCTTGCTCGCGCTCGTTTAACTTTGCTCTACCTTTGTACGACAATGAAACGGACGGCATACTACTTATTTCAATGCCTAACATTCATTTAGGACAAATGTGTATCTCCTTTAGAATGAACGAGATACCGTAGATCCTAGCTTTGGCATGTCAACATCTGGAAACCAATTGTATCGATTTAGGATTATCAGTATCGGACAATGCTAGAACAAAAACAGGAGACCAAAATGCCAACGTTCGTCTTACATCTAATGCACCTTAACCCTCACGAATGGTTAACCTGGAATGAATTAAACTGGTGGCGTCGTATTCTCGTCGTCTTTTTCGAAGTCGACATCATCATCGGTGTTTACTGTATCATACGCGTTCTCGGACGGTGTGTTCGTTACGTCCTCTAACGCGTTCCGTATCGCCCTCTTGCTTTCGCAAAACTTTTGTCGTATAATGGATATATAAACGTAGTCCAACCCGAACAAGGAGACCATCATGCAAATCGGCGACTTTGAACGCACGATCGAAGTCATTCCAATCGAAATACCTGAGGAAGAACCTCAGGACACGCCGTACGAACCAGAACCCGTTCCTGTCGAGCCCGAACCTAAGCCCGAGGAGCCTGCCCATGTCTAGCGATTACGAACAAAGGGTCTCGCTGCGCGGACTCTCCGCGTACAAATCACTCGCGCTATCGTCGAACACTACGTTCCTCGTTAGCATGCACAATTTTATCTGGGAACCTGGCAAGAGCGTTATCTCCCATTGTGACATGTGTGGTACCACCCCTCTGAAAGAATGTGGCTGCGGCATCTACGCTCATCGCACACTCGACGTTCACATAAAAACCGCCTACTCTACGGTTAGCGAGCCGATCGTCGAACTCGCCATCTGGGGTATTATCCATCAGTTTACTGAAGGCTACCGCGCTCAGTACGCGAAGATCGTTAAGATCTTCCTTCCTCGACGCGGTGAAGCTATACCTCTCGCCGCGAGGGCCGAAGCTCTCGAACTCACGTACATGGTTCCGGTCGAGATTATCGATCTACCAGAAGGTCTACACGGTGAGAGTTCTACGTTCATCCCACGCGAGAAACCCTTGACGATCGCCGACTTCGAGCTGTTCATCTACAGCGACGACGAATCGATCGCATCGTTCTGTCGTCGTGAACTTAAGAAACGGTACGCGCAGAAGATCGCGAGTGCCAAACGTCGACTCGAGTACGGTCGAAATATTCAGGCGACCGCTACACAGGACCTCGCAAAGTACGAGGCGAAGCGAAAGGAGCTAAAGTAATAACGTCGAAAGCATAACGCTCCCCCTCTTGCTTTTTGCAAAAATCTCATTTATAATATAGTTAGGAGGAACGAATGAACGTCAACAAGGTGTTATATATCGCCGTCGGGTTGATCCGCGAAGCGATGAAAGCTAACCCAACCGAACTGGGTCTTCGAGATTTCCGCGAGGAATCCGAGCGCGCGATTGAACAGTTCAACGACGATGGACTCACCGGCAATGGTACCGAACAGGACGTAGCCGACTGGGAAGCAACGATCGCCTCAATAACCGAGTAAGAACGACGAGGACCAAGGATGAAAGTCACGCATACCTTCGAACTGTACGATCCGAAGAAACACTCGGTTCGTGCGCGCTGTGCATCGGCACGTGACATCGCCGACTTGTACATTCCAAACGTAATCCTAAAGCAGTTACGACTCTCTCCCGGACAAATCATCTACGTTACCTACGATAGCGAGATGCCTATCGAACAGGTAGAAGAGCAGGTCCTCCGTGGCAAAAACTGAAAGCGGAGCACCTCGCGCACCTAAGATCGAGTTCTTGATCAAAATGGTCGAGCGACTCGACGAGATCATCAACGCCGGTGACTCGCTCGCTCGTGTCTCCGAACAAGCAGGCGATGAAAACTCCTTAGCGATCGACGAACTATTCGAAGAAGCGCTACTCGTCGGATGGCGTGACGCATTCGAGTGGCTTCAAGTGTTTCTCGAAAACCGTCGCGACTACCACAAAAAGCGTAACACGTCAGCCAAGCTCGAAATCCAACTGATGGAGGAAGCTCTCCAGCGTGCGGGTGTCGACACGAAGAAGATACGTAAGGAGGCCGAGCGTGCCGCAGACGACTCGATCACCTAGGAGACCAAATGACGTCAGAGCGGGCGAGACTCCTTCAGTTCCTTGAAGGTGTGCGAACGTACCTTATGGTCGGAAGGCTCGCCTACAGCGACGAGCTTTCCGACGCAAACGACAGAACGCTCGATAACGTCGAGCAGATCCTCGAATCCCTCGAAACGGAGCTTGAAAATGAAACAGTCCGACGCGAATAATGAAACGACGCAGCTGCAACATCTCGCCGACCGCCTAATGAAATGCGTCCTCCGCTACAAGTCGACGCGTGAAGACCGCTTTCTCGCCGACATGCGCGATATCTCGAACATGATTCGTGCACTTGGTTATCACCCGTACTTTTACCCTTCCTCCGACATTCTCGTCGTATCGAAGAACGCAATACTTACGCCATCACCAGACGAGCAATTCGATGCCTAGCCTTATCGTTATAGGTTCGAACGCTCCCGAACGTCTCGCGGTCTACATCGTAAAAGGAGACGAAAGTGAAGTCATCTCGAAGGCCACGTCGCTTCATCAGTGGTTCACCGTCGTTTCTCTTACGGCGGCTTCTACTCAAACGCCCAATCCATGGGGAGGAACGTTACTTAAGGAGGTGGCATTTACTCACCCGACGGACGCATTTACATGCGCGATCCGTTACGCATCGTACTTTTACCGTGACCTACCCGAACATCAACGGGATGATGCCATGGCGTTATGTGTCTCTATCCTTGATGAAGCTGCACGACCGAAAATAGCCGTCGAGAGGACGACAGACCTTCCACCCGTCGAAAACTTACCCTTAGGAGACCAATGAGCCGTTGGACTCACACAATTTGCGACGTTTGCTGGCATTTGCGAGAGCCGAACCGAATACCTATCAAACTAAAACCCGAATATACCAGCCCCGCTACGTGCTGTTTCTGCGGAGTTGTAACCACCGACGCAATCAACGTAAGAGAAGACCCACGAGACACGCCACATTGCTTTAACGGCGAGACCCATAGATGATCGAGACGTTTTAACGTCCAAAAAAACTTTGCCCCTTTATGTTGACTTTTTTCGCTCGACGATTTATAATGAAGACAATCAAGCAAACACGCCGCAACTGCGGCTAACCGAAAGGAAACACCAAATGGCAGACGAAACGAACACAGTTGACCTCGCCGCAGTCGAAGCAGAAGTAGCAGGTCTCTCTCCCGAACAAGTCAAAGAGAAACTGCTCGCAATCCGCGTACGGCAGAAGGTTCAACAGAAAAAGCAGGCGGAAAAGGGTGGGCAGAAGGCCTACAACCAGAAGCAGCAGGCCCTCCGCAACGCCTATAAGCAGCAGGCGATCAAGCTCGGCATCTACGACGACATCGTCAAGGAAGCCGACAAGCAGGCGGAAGAGAAGTACGCTGCGATGGTAGCAGCCGAACAGCCTGAAGAGGAGAACGGCGCTGCATAACGAGATGCGCTCGTAGCTTCCAACTACGGCGCCCGAAGAGGTGGGCAGGTATGGTTGGTCTCCTCCCTGCTCACCTTTTCCTGATGTTCGATAGGACCTCGCTCGAGCGTTGTTAGAGAAGGCCGCATGAACGCCAACCGTGCTGTGTTTGACGGACTGCGTTCCTCCGTGCCAACGGAGTGGCAGTGCGGCCTTCTGTACCAACCAACGAACGAGGAGAACCAAATGCATGAGCGCAAACTTAAAGCTAGTACACGCGAAGCCATCGCCCACCTCCACGGCAGGCTCGAAATCCAAATCGAATACTACGCGGCGGGAATTGGCATCACCGCGGCCGAGCTTTCCAACGAGTTGGGATCGTTACTTCTCCTCAGTTCGACCGGGAGCGTATCGGATCGCATGCGGGTTTTGCGAGAAAAGACCCCCAGATTACTACAAGGGGGCGCAGAGATGGAAGTGGGTAGCCGGACACGAAAGGGCCGCCCACGGAAAAAATTGGGCCGACCAGTAGGCAGCAAGGGCAAGAAAATGTCAGGCATCAAAGCCTACTGGGCTGCCATGACAGAGGACCAACGCAAGGCAGAAATGAGACGTCGAGGTATCGTAAGAAAGGCATCGTAACGCGATGGCACGAAAGACCGTCAAAAAGAAGAAGCCTTCCGTTAAGCGCGTCAAGCGAGCGGCGACTAACATCGTCGCTCCTGACGTCGAGTTCGACTTGATGCTTCAGTCGATCACTGAACTTTACCCGAACGACCCGACGACCCCTGGTCTTGCGATTTCGTGGCTCCCTCAGTCGCGCACGTTCTACGCGTCAGTTCATCGCTTTCACGCAAAGCATGGCGATTCGCCTTACGTTATGTTCAAAGCGTACGGGCCAACCGCTTTTCACTGTATGCGCGAGTTGCTCGAAAAGTGGTCGCGTCATATCAACCCGCCTATGAATGCAACGCAGTCCTTAAGGAGTCTCCGTGGCGCCACCAAGACGCATTAAGATCACTCAAATCCAAGTTGGTCAGTGGACGATGGAGGACGACATTTCCGGCGTCGCTCGCGACGGCTTCAGCGTCATCGGCCTCGGCGACGATGGCGTCGTGTACCAGTACAAGAAGGGCTCGATTCAAGCGTGGGTACCCTTCAATCACCGCTTCTTAACGGAGGTTGAATAACCAGCTAAAGGGATAACGAAAAGTGTAAAAAGGAGAGTCACTGAATGAACCGTAGAACGTTGTTAACCCAAAGCGGTATAACCCTTGCAGGTGGATTATTACTTCCACATCTACTAAAAGCGCAGTTTCCAGTAACAACTGGTTATCCTGCGTTAAATACTACAATCGTTAACTCAGCGCAGTCTAACGTGCTTGCTCTCTATCGTGCATCCGAAGCACACACTGCAAGCGCGGCTACTATACAAGCGGCTGCTACATCTTTCAGTACCTTGTTCTCACACTTCGCCGCAACTGGTTACAATCCAGTGTATCAACGAAACATAATCAGCGGTATACAAAGCCGCCTTGCTTCAGGAATTAACGATGGTCCACGAATAGCAGCACGTTTGGCATCTGTGGGAATCTTCTTAACTGCGGCGCAGATAGCAAACAACTACAACGTCGCAGAATATCGCCCAACCATGAACCAACTTATCGCTGTATTAAATGCTGACACCATTACTTATATTTGGTCGAAATTTAATCTTGACCTACATGAAGCTGTATTACGTGCTGAATCAACAAATAACCACACAATCAGTGGCGATTCTATGCCACGTACAAGCTTGCGTACTATTACTATAGAGCCTCCTCACCTACAACTTGAGCCTGGATGTGGTCTTGATGGCTTAGTTGTAAGTGTTCTTGCTATTTTTTCTCCTCCACCAATTGATATTATGATGGGAGCATTGGGATTAACATACGGAGTTTTGGACTACTTCAAACTTTGTTAGGAGGAGTTATGATTCATAATCATCGAGCAGCAGATGTAGCATTTATCTTCGCAGATATCGTAATAATCATATCTGCCGTGCGATATTTTCTGTATCGTCGCCGCAACACAACCGATCCGTATCGAGTGAAGTTAGAAATTGGAGCTGGTATGTTGTTGCTCATTTCTGCAATTTTGTTCATAACACAGTAAATAAACTTAGAGGGGTAACGAACTAACGTCCATTGCCCCTTTAGTTTGATATGCGCTACCACATGCTGTATAATAAGGAGAATAGTGTTCATGAAAGAGCATATTCAGGACCGGCTCGACCAACTTCGCTTGTACTACAGTCTCGAACGCGACAGCATCCAACTCGCTATCCAATCTGCGTTAATCGTCGAGTATCAAGCATTCCTCGACTTTCTATCCAAACCAGAACCTCCCACGCAGCATATTCGTCCCCTATGATCATCAACTGGTCACGAATCAGTCAATTCCAGGAATGTCGGCGTAAAGCCTACAACTGGGATGCACTTCGTCTCTCGTCGTGGCGTGAGGCCGACGCGCTCTTAACAGGCGGAGGCTTTCACGTCGGAGCAGCAGTCCTCTTCGCGACGAAGGACGTACAAAAAGCCGTCGCGGCTGCAGAAAAAGACATGCGCGATAGGTACGCAACGCAAGTCATCCTAGCCGAAGAAAAACCAATCATCGAACATGGCATTGAATGGACGAAGCGAGCAGTTGCTAAGTTCGCTGAACATTACGAGGGTCAGGACGTTCAAGTTCTTTGGCCTGAAGTTGCGTTCTGCCTTGCCATGCCTAATACATGGCACCATTGCCATTTCGCGCATAAGCTATTGTATCCGCCCCCGGCCCCGCCGCGTGAAGAAACCCCAGCTTTAACCCAGATCGAGATCGGCCGCCCAATACCACACTGTTTCGACTGGGTCGTTACGCCTGATGGACAAGCAAGCCATCTTGGGTGCCCGTGGTTCAATCGAAACGAATACAAAATATGCCCGAGTTGCGGTGTCGATGTGCCTGCCTGCATTATGCCGCACTTCTTCAAAGGCAAAACCGATGCCGTCGTCGAATGGATGACGAAAGTGTGGCTGTTCGAGCACAAGACCAACGCGCAAGCGCCGGAAATCTTCTATAAAAGGTACCTGTTAGATGCACAAGCGACCGGCTATATGTACGGTATTTGGAAGACGCTCGGAGTTAAGCCCGAAGGGTTCATTCTCAACGTTATACAGAAGCCTTACAAAAACGCAAAGGATCAGCTTGCGGTCGGGTTCGGACGTGAGCCTTACTTCCGCTCAAATGAAGATCTTGAAAGGTTCGCTCTGGAACTTGTTGAACAAGCAAACGACTATGAACGTGCATTTTCGGCAGCGGACGGGGGTAATATTCACGCCGTCTACATGAACACGAAAAGCTGTACGAACTACAATCGGCAGTGCTACTATATGGACTACTGTCAGAGGATGTTCGTCGCTAACGAAGGCGAGTTCCACGAACGCGAGGAAGACTACGTCGAAGCGGAGTACAAAAAGGTACTACAACTGGAGACCGCATGAATAAACCTATAGCAGTTGCGATCTATTCGGGAGGCATGGACAGCTGTACGCTTGTCTATGATCTCGCACGGACGTACGAAGTCCACACGCTTTCGTTCGATTACGGTCAGCGGCATCGAAAGGAGCTCGACTATGCGCGGGCTGTTGCGAGGGATCTTGGGATTTTTCACAAGACTATCTCGCTCTTACAACTGCGCGATCTACTCGGAAGATCGTCGCTTACTGACGTTACGATTGACGTACCCGAAGGTCATTATACGGATGAGACGATGAAAGCGACGATCGTCCCTAACCGAAACGCGATAATGCTCTCGATCGCGTACGGCTTCGCGGTTTCAATCGGCGCGAAACTCGTCGCGATAGCTGCACACGCTGGCGATCACCCGATCTATCCCGACTGCCGACAGGGCTTCATCGAAATGCTTAGCGTGACGCTTTCGACCGGCAACGACAGCGACATTTACATCCACGCGCCTTACACCAACAGAACGAAGGCGGATATCGCGCGTCTCGGGAACGAACTAGGCGTACCTTGGAACCACACTTGGTCGTGTTATAAAGGTTTGTCGCTCCACTGCGGGCGTTGTGGTACCTGTGTCGAACGCCGCGAGGCTTTCGCGCTCGCCGGAATCAACGATCCAACCGAATATGGAGGAATCCTCTCATGAACGCCACGTTTATCCTGTATATTCTCGCCGCGATATGTTTCTTCGTCGCCGCGATCAACGTCACCTGGCCACGTGTGAACCTCATCGCTTTAGGTCTTTTGTTCTGGGTTCTCGCGTACATCATCGGTGGGCCTCATGTCGTCAGGTAAGTACAAGACCGTCGCCTTCGACTCGTGTAGTGAAATGGCGCGACTGTACTTTTCAAAGGCGATGGGCAAGTCGACTCTCGACACCGAAAAGATCCGCGCGATGAACGACTATCCCGCAGCAACCGAACGTATGAACATGCTCATTAGGAGGCTTAAGAATCTCCGTGACCAAGGAACTGAGATCGTCTTTACCGCACATGAGGATATTCAGAAAGTCTACGCTCGTGGAGGTGCAATGGCAAGCAAAGGGCAGCAGCCCGCTGAGCCTGTTGCCGTCAAAGGCTGGCCTGATATGCCAGGCAATCGTACACCTGACGAGATGTGTCGCGCCGCAGACAATGTTTTTCACATCCGGATGGTTAACAAAATCCCAATGGCTATCGCTAACCGTGAAGTTCTCGGTGCCGGAGGTGACTACTGGGAAACAAAGGACCGTTTTAACGCACGATCTATCGGAGCGCCTCCAGGAATTCTTCCCTTCGATTACACCCGAATCAAGGCATTGGTGGAACCAACAGGGTTGTGGAATCCTGCTTATATATGGATCTTCTACGGACCTTTCGGAGTTGGCAAAACAAGAGCTCTCCTCACCTTCCCGCGACCTCTCTATCTTTTCGACCTCGACCGAGGAACTAAATCGATACCCGAGATCAACGGCGACAAAGACTTCGTCATAGATTCGTACGATGTCGAGGATGCTCACGAATGCGAGCGCTTCATCGGCACCGTCGCGAAGTTGTACTAACCCACGAACAAAGGAGAAACACTAGTGCGCAATGTACGTGTAACATTCACCGCTACCGACAAGGAAGATTCCGGCGAAGAGATGGATAACGCCGAACTCGTCGCATCTTGGTCAACGTTCCTCGACGAAGCCTTCAGCGATTTCCAGATCGAGGATATCGTCGTCGAGAAAGCCGAGGAACTTTCACGCGTCGCAGATGAGAGCGACGACGAACAGGAAACTACCTAATGATCGTCCGTTTCGAATTCTCCATCGACGATACTATGTGGCCAAAACTTTCGATGAGCGGTACGCGAATCACCACCGTCGGTGATCGCATCGTTTTCAACGAGAAGCAACAATACGATCTCGCATACGGAGCGTTCGAAAACGCGATTCACAACCAGCTCCGTCCTGCCGTCGAGGAAATCAATCGACGGCACACCCGTTAACGCACCTCAGCCCAGCGAATCGAGCGAATCGAGCTAATCAAATGACAGTACATACAGATAATATGGATACAGTTCAGGCACCAGGTGAACTAGTCCCGGAAGGCACGTACCACGTACGCGTCAGTAGTGTAACTGAAGAAATATCGGCGCAAGGCAAGCCGATGGTCGTCGTCGACTTCAAGATCCAAGACGAGGGCCCTTCGTACGGACGTAACGTACGTGTTTGGGCGTCGTTAGAACCTACGGCGCTTTTCACGCTAAAAGGCATCTACAAGGCTGCGGGCTACACGCCCGGTCCTGAGGGCCATGATCCCGAAAAAGTTCTCGACGCGGAGATGTATCTCTCCGTCGTTCACGGCATGTACAAAGGAGCGCCAGCAATGAACGTTCCTCCGTACAGCTTCAAACCCCTTACAGGGAGTCGATAACATGTGGGCGCCCATATTCATCGTAATCTGGGCGCTCCTCGTTATTTCGATTGAAACGCGTCGGATTAACAAGGAGCGCGATCGTGTTCGTAAGTAAACGTTTTACCTTCGAGGCGTCGCACCAAATCGCGAATCATCCGGGAAAGTGCCGGCGCCTTCATGGTCACTCTTGGGTTCTTACCGTCACGTGCCAAGGTAAACTCGACGCGGAAACGAAGATGGTCAAGGACTTCTACGATATAAAGCTCGCCGTTCAACCGATCGTCGATCGACTCGATCATCAGCATCTTGGTTACGGTCCTATTTTTTCCGACCCTTGGAACGCAATTATGCCTTCGTCAGTCAAAGGAATACCAGAAGGCTTCCTCCCAACATCCGAAAACATGCTCGTCTGGATCGCGAGCGAAATTCCTCGAGAGCTACCTTGGTGCAAGCTAGAACTCAACGAAACTTGCACCTCATCCGCCGTACTAGAGCGCTGGGAACATACGCGCTACTTCGTGAAGGAAGGAGGCAACCATGGCAGGCAAGAAGAAGGAGATGAAGAAGGACGACAAGAAGGAAAAGAAGTTCCCGCCCAAGGCAAAGAAGAAGTAACGTCGCCATATATCACCGACGACGATATTCCCTTCTAGCGTGTAGGAGGTATGTGCACCCTGTTCATACCTCCTACGTACGAGGCAATTATGGAAACGCTACGTTACGACGTGCTACACGGTGAACGCGATCCGCGTTACGACGTCGTCTGCCCACTTTGTTGCAGCGCGATAGGTTATCCCTGCACGGTAAAGAAGCTCGACGGTCGTGAGATGGTTCCGTGGATTCACGATGAAAGGATACGCGATGGTGTTAATCCAGCAGAACCTTAACGACGATCGTTTCGTCAAAATGCAAGCGCGTTATGATGGGCACTGTACGGAGTGCGAGACGGATATCCTCCAAGGCGACGATATCGTTTGGGACACGAAGGAACGTAAAGCCTACTGCGACGCGTGCGGTGAGGAGTACTTATGAACCACAATCTTATCCCACTCGCTGAACACTTCCACTCGATTCAAGGCGAAGGCACATTCGTCGGCACGACGATGCATTTCATCCGCGTTGCTGGTTGTTGCGTCGGAGCCAAGGCGACACACGATTTCGTCACCGCCAATCGCGGAACGATCCCGATCCTATCGAACGGACGACGCGGGTCAAAATGCCAGACGTACGACGGTCGCTACTTTACGTGCGATACCGACTTTGCGCTAGCGGAAGAGCTATCGCCCGAATATCTTCTCCGCGAAACCTACGAAGAACACATCTGCCTTACTGGCGGGGAGCCGCTCGCATATGCGAACCGCCCTTGGATGAAGGAACTTCACGAAATCGCGGAGTCGCGCGGCATCACGATCCACATCGAGACGTCCGGAGCGGTCTACGTTTCGAACAAGTTCTTCGAGAACGATTGGATCGCCGTTGCCCCAAAGCGTAACGTTACTCCCGGTATGATCAAACGCGCGAACGAAATCAAACTACTCATCGATGAGTCGTTTAAGATCGAGAACGTCCCCGGAATGATCTTGAACAAGAAGAACATTTTCCTCTCGCCGATCAACGACGAACATGACGTCAACCTCAAGAACGTCTCGTACGCGCTTTCGATCCTCGCGACTCACCCTTCATGGCGTCTTTCCGCCCAATGGCATAAGTTCTTGGGGGTTCGGTGAAAATCGATCACCCTTACATATTCATACTCGCGATCGTTAACCTCGTAACGATCGTGTGGATCGTGTTCTCCGAATCGAAGAAAAGTTGGAGGAAGCGATAATGTTAATCGATTTCAAACGTCCCCCGTATACCATCCTCGAACGCGTCGTATCGTACAGCGGTAAGTACCTCGGCTTTTTTGGTTCACACTACGAGAAAGGAAGCCTCTGTTATGTCGTCGGTGCGGTAAACCGTCAAGACGGCGAAATAACAGCACGCCACTACAATGAGAAAACAGGAAACGTCAACATCGAACACGCCAAAGCCGCGGCGCAAAAAGCCTGGCAAGAGTTTTTCGCAGGACTCGTTCGTAAGCCTAGTGACCAAGATGCAGAAGCAGATGCCTCTCGCCAAATCGAACACTGGTTCGACACTTACGAGCGACGAATCAACGAAGGCCTTCGTAAGCGGAGCCGTGAGATCCAATGACGACGCAGGTTTTCGTTTCGACCTCATCTGCCCAACGGGACTAAAGCGTCTCGCAGCACGTTACGATCTGGGTTCACGTACGTACGGCGACGACAACTGGCCGAAAGGAATGCCAATTTCGAGCATCCTCAATCACATCGAAATGCATCTCAACCACTATAAACTAAACGGCGATACCGCAGCAGACGACGACCTTGCAGCAATCGCATGGGGTGTCTTCGCACTCATGCACTTCGAATCCGTCTGCGACTGTCATGAATGTCGCGCTATATTCGCCTATACCGACAAGCAATACCTGGAGGCTCAACGACGTGAACCACAGTAAAATCGAAGCGGGTGTGCGTCTTATCCTCGCCGGACTCGACTGCGACACAAAGGATCGTAACTATGCGGAAACTCCCGAACGGGTTGCTCGCTGTTATGAAGAGATGTTTTCCCCTAAAGAAACGGAGTATGCTACCTTCGTGGAAAGCTACAGCGACTTTATCCTACTCCGCGGACACGAAGTGTTCTCTATCTGCCCCCATCATTTGTTACCAGTTCGTATGGACGTCTCTGTGGCCTACATTCCAAACGGAACCGTACTGGGACTCTCTAAGCTGGCTCGTGTGCTTCATGACTGCAACACCGGACCGTTACTGCAAGAGGCGTTCACTAGGAATGTTGTCGAGCGTCTACAGTCGATCACTCCGACCGCTAAAGGGATCGCATGTGTGGTACTTGCAAGGCACGATTGCATGCAGATACGGGGCATTCGAACTCATGGTGACATCACAACGTACAATCTCGCAGGCGAGTTCTTGAACGTTCCTCATATCCAATCGCGCTTTTTCGAGCTTGCGAGACGCTAACATGAAACCGGAGACATGCAATGGATGCCCCTTATACAACGCCCCCGGACCCATATGGGGAACTGGAACCCCTAACGCAAAACTCGCCATTCTGGGTCAATCTCCTGGACCAACAGAAATCGCTGAAGGAAGACCTTTTGCCGGACCATCCGGAAGAATACTTGATCGCGCTCTTGGAGATGGAGGTATTAGCCGTACGCAAAACTTTGTTACAAATACGGTTAAGTGCTTTGTCGTCCCGGGACAACCGGTACCTCCGGGAGCAGTTGCTAAGTGTAAACCACTCCTTGACAGAGAGTTGCGAAATCTTAAGTCGGTATCTACCATCCTAACGTTAGGCGCCGAGGCATTCAATGAAATCGCGAATCCGAAAAAGTTCCACATGCTCCACGATAGACGAGTCAGCCGAAAAGACGCGAACTACTGGCTACGTGGCTGTCCTACACGGATCAATCGTGATGAGCGCACCTACGTGGTCATACCAACCATCCATCCGGCTTTCGTCATGCGTACGGGTTTTACGATCGCTCCTGTCATGGAAGCTGACATCGCCAAGGCTGGCCGATTTGCTGACGGACGTGCTGTATGGCGGACCCCAAGTTTTGATTCATCTCCCACTACTGCGACGATCAACGGATATATCGACGCCCTTCTTAACAGGGGAGAGGGTGGACTTGATATTGAAACTCCGGAATCAATCGTGGAGGATGAGGACGAACTCGTCGAAGGAAAATATCTTCCTGTCGGGGTTATTGGGCTCTCAGCTGAACGTGATCATGCACTCCAGATATTTCCTGATCAGTTTCCTCTCCTACGGAGACTGTTTGACGTTTCACATCGAGGATCCGACGGTAGGTATGTCACACTTTGGGCCTACAATGCAGGATTTGACTTTCACCATCTCCGGCAGCACTTTTCTCTCGACGCTATACGACCAGCTGATGCGATGATGGCGTTCCATCTTTTAAGGCCTGAGATGGCGCGGAAAGACCTCGCCACATGCATGTCGTTCTATACGGACCTCCCGTTTCACAAAAACCTACAGGACACTTCGCCCGATGAATACAACGCCGCCGATACCTACGGAGTCCTCGAGGCTGGTCAAAACATGGTCGAAGCTATGCGCGAGCTTGACAGGCGCGGACCCTCACGCTTTCGTTGGTTCCGTCAAAGTCTCGAAGACTTGTTCTGGCGTCACGTTATGCCTATCATCCCAGAAATTGGATCGTGGAATGTCGTCGGCGCCCCGTACGATCAAGACAAAAGCGACACGATAGAGATCGAACTGCGAATGAAGCTCGACGCATACGAAACGTGGTGGGCGAAGAACATTCCAATGTTCTCGTGGTCGTCACCTAAACAGCTCATCGAAATGTTTCAAACACGCGGCATCAAAGTGCCGAAGGTAAAACGTCAAAATGGAACGTACACACCCAGCGTTGATGACAACTTCCTTGAAAAACTTGAGCTCAACGGAAATCAAACTGCTCGACTTATACGTACTATGCGAGAGCTTCGAAAAGCGGGCGACTTCGTTAATCTCGCAGATAAAGATGGACGCGTCCGTTGCCGCGCAAAACCACACGGTCAGGTCGGCGGAAGAATCCAAACGGTTAACCGAAATATGCAACAGATTCCAGAAATTCTCGCGGGATCGTCTCCTCGGGATTGTATTCCAGCTGAGCGTCCTTGCGATATCGTTATTAGCGCAGACTTCTCGCAGATCGAATTCTGGGCGTACGCGTGGTACTCGAACTGCAAACGTGCACTAGAGATCAAGGAAAGTGGAGACTACCTATATGCCGCCTTCTACGAAGAAATATGGAACGAGCCTTTCTTCCTTCGAGGTAAGCCCAGGTATAAAGAGTTCCGTGATGAAGATCACACTCCCCCATGGAAACTACTCATTGCGAAGTCGTGGCCGTTGGGGTTTACTTACGGACGAGGTGTCCCCAATCCTGCTGACCAAGGGCTACCGATTGATCGCGTTAAAGCACGATCCATTTACGATGCTTTTCACCGAGACTATTGGGAATTTCGCCGACTTCACAGCGAACTCAAACTCTCCGCGTCTAAGTTTGGCTACCTTCAAACGGTCTTTGGAAGACTACGCCGTTTCCCGAATCCCGAAGGCCAACACAACGAGATATGCGCTTTTCCTGGACAAACAACAGCAGTCGATGTACTCGTACGAAATGTACTGCTCGCTCTTCCCCAACGTCTTACTGCAACCTTTGGCGAGCGGTCGAGAATCTATTTTACCGTCCATGACTCGGCAATAATGAATGTCAACTGTGACTTTGGTGACGGTACGCTATCGCGAAGCAAGGCGCTAGATGCGTACGACCTAGTCAAGTCGGCCTTTGAAGCTCCCATCCCTGAGATGGACGGCTTCGTATTCCCCGCAGAGGTGAAGATTGGCCCGTCATGGGGGCAAGGTGCACGAAAGGAAAAATTCCTTGCAAAGTTCACCGCAGCAACAGTTTGAAACCTTCAAGCTACTGTTGCGCGACAAACGAGGCCTCGACGTTAAGAGTCGGATCTTTGGTGCCGTCGTAACGTGGCTTAAGATGCCACTTGACATGCCCGCGGAGTATCGCGAGGAGATAAAAACACTCGTATGCGTCGCGTTCAATATCAACGAAGACGAACTTCGACAAGCGATCCTCGCCGCAGCGGATCCGATACCGATCGAAGCGCCTACATCAGAAATCGCAAGAATCGTTGAGCGTCTTACAACACCCACGATCGACTTAACCGCGATCGCTCGACGACAAGAGGAAGAACTATGGAAGCTTTTACCAAAAGAGGGATTCCTACATGACTATGCAAATTATACTCGGAACAGTGAGGCTCCTCTCGGTTACCATGTTTTTTGCGCTATTGCTGGTATTGCTGCGACGGTCAATCGAAGGGTCTTCTTCGATATGGGCAACTTTAAGCTGTTCCTTCCTTTTGGCGTTCTTATTCTTGGACCATCTGGAATCAAAAAAACTTCTGCGGCAGATATTATCATCGGTATCATCAACGAAATGCAACTCACCCCAGTCTACGCCGAAAAACTAACGCCCGAGGCGTTGATCGACGCGATGAAAGGAGGTAATGCTACGGGTCTCGTGTACGCACCTGAAATGACCGTCTTGATCTCGAGGCAGCGTTATATGGAGTCGATCATCCCGCTTCTCACGCGCTTTATGGACTCTCCCGACCTATGGAAGAGCGGAACGATTATGCGCGGAAAGGCTGTTCTGACCGACGTAGCTATCACGTGTATCATGTGTTCGACGATGGATTGGTTCGTGAAGAACACGCCTGAATCCATCTTCGGCGGAGGGTTCATCGCGCGTAACGTCATGATCCTGCAGGAAGCTTCCGCACGAATGAAAGCACTACCGGAACCTTCCGACGGACGCCTACGTGAGAAACTAAAGATCGAACTCGCGACAATGCACGAAAGTCAGGGCGAGATGATCCTATCCAATGCAACGCGTGAGACACATATCGACTGGTACGAGGAAGACAAAAAGACCCGCCTCGTCGAGCATGAAATTCTCGAGACGTACTACCAGCGAAAACCACAACACCTATTACGTATCGCAATGTGCCTTCATCTCTCGTCGTGTAAAGACATGATCGTCTGTCTCTCGTGCTGGGAACGCGCCTTTAAGCTCCTAACATGGACGGAAAAATTTTTACCCGCTCTCGCTGGTAAAATGTTCAAGACAGCATGGGGTGAAGACCAAGAGATTATCATCCGCAAGATCCGCGGTGCTGGAGGTAAAATCGACCATAGTGATCTTATACGTAAGATGCAGTACAAAATGGCGGCTGCGGGAACGCGTAACATTCTTAGTAGCCTAAAAGAGGCAGGCGTGATCCGCGAAACGCGCAGTGCTATCGAACATTCTTACACCTTAGCGGAGGGATACAATGATTAAAAACGAGAAAGATATTGCATGGGATCTTATCGCGAAGTCGCGTTATTTCGAGAACGAACGTGAAATGCTTACCGCACTTTACGAAAACGCCTCGATCCCTGAAGTAGCTGCGGTCCTGAACACGTCGACGGGCACGGTTCTCAAGCGGATGGAGAAGCACGGTATCCCTCGTCGACGTAGGGGTGGTATCGTGAACAAGACGTCCGTACGTTACAAGATGTTTCACGTCGATCAAAGGATTATCCTGATCCTCGGACTAAGCGAATGTTCCGTAGCGATCGGCGTCTCGACCGCGTCGCTATACAAGTACAAACAATGGAAGATCGGACGCCTAAGCGAAATGTCGGGTAACATAATACAAGAGGAGGAAGACGAAAGCGATGCAATTTTGCATAATCAGTCCGGCGACGGGGTTGCAGCAATGGGCGACCAAAAGTAAAGCGCACTTAGTTTTGTCGCACGTAACGAACGCACTTTACCAACAGTTCTACCGAGGGAGGCGTGAAGATGGCGATCTTATCATACTCGATAACGGAGCATATGAAGGACGTCTCGACAGTAACCAACTTCTTGAGCGAATTGGACTCTACCATCCTCAAGTTGTTGTCTTGCCGGATCTTTTCGGCGGACCCGGACGCGATTCACTCGATATCAGTGTACGTTTCCATACAAAGTGGCGATCAATCATAAGTAATACGGAGTGGATGTATGTACCGCAGGGTGAAACGGTTAAGGATTTCGAATACGTGCTCTGCAAGGGCATCGAGGAAATACAGCCTTCGTGGGTTGCGTTACCGCGCATTCTTGGAACAAAACTTGCGCCTAATATTGGTACCCGAACCAAATGGTGTGCCTATATACATACGCGGTACCCGTCCGTTAATGTACACGCGCTCGGAATGCTTGCGGGGAACGCTGAGGAACTGCCTTTGCTTGCCAGCGCGAACTGTGCGTCGGTGGATTCCTCAGCTCCAGTTTGGCGGGGATGGAATGGTTTCCGTCTCCACGATCCCGCCTGGGAAGCTGAAGGTACTGATGTTGATTTTGACTCCCCACCTCAAACGAATAGACGCAACCTTCAAGCGATTAGAGACAATCTTGCAGTGTGTGGAGTGAACGTATGATCGAGTATAAAGTCGGAACGGTAATACAACGCGAAGGTCGTTCGTGGCTAATCCATCGCATCGTCGATAGTAAGTCCTTCTTCGAAGACACCCACTCGAAGGAATGTTACGTTATCGACGAACTCTATCTCGAACTCCGCTGTGCGGACGAAATATCGTTCCTCGCACTTCGTGAGCACAAAGAGGTCGTAGCCAAAGATCCTGCAGTTATCGAGGCGAAGCTACGCGGCCCCGATACACTCGAATGGCGTAAAGCCGGAAAGGTGAAAGACCTATGAGCATCTCACGTCCCCTCGGTGCGCGTGTTATCGTCGATGATATCGTTACGACGCTGTCCGTCGAAGAGCGTGCGCGTAGGATTCAAGCGCCAGGCTGTCCGCCGATGGAGGCAATCGTTTCCGACAACGAACGACCTAAGGCAACGCAGGGACGTGTCCTCGCCGTCGGAAGCGACCCATTCGTACAGGAGCAGATCGATGTCGGAGATATCGTGTCTTTTAGTTATCTGGATGGTACTTTTGTGTATATTGACGGCATGCGTTATCGTTCACTTGAGTTCCAGCAAATTGTCATGGTTACGAAGGAGGAAAGAACAGTATGAAAAAGACGTTATCGCTCACGCTGGGACTCACGTTTATCTTAACCGTATTGCCGGCTCAAACGCCACCCCAGTTAACGAAGGAGGAGACGTTGACCCTCGAGAACATCCAACTGCGCCAGGCGCTAATAAACGAACAGATCAGCGACCTTCAAGCGAGGACGAAGGAGGCTAAGGCAACGATCGAGAAGGCTCATCCGGGCTATACGCTCGCGCAGACACAACAGGGGTTCCAACTCGTGAAGACGCCGGAACCTACGAAGGAGACGCCGAAGGCGGCCCATTAGAGTCCGCGTTGGTATTTCGCCATATCTGCACTAGTCGATTGAACCGCGCTATGTCGTTATCGAGAACGCACGCGAGGTCGGTTCGATACATTTTCTTAGGGATCTTTGCTGCTTCCGCGAGCGCCATAGGTCCCTCAAATGCTTTTTCGGAGTCAAAACCATGGCCGGTGATAGTGACTACAGAACCGTAGCCAGGCGTCGTTACGAGTTGATTGCGCTCGTTAAACATCACATCGTAGAAAAAGAGGTGATTGCGATCTTTGCGTTCGAAGCCACGAATTGGAACATTCCCCTCGTGATGAAATTGGTCAGAGGGATATGGGGGTACGTCAACACGCAAGGCCGACCCGTAGCCGCCTTTCAAAACGAACTCCTTTGGCTTGTCCCTACGCGCCAACGGAACGATGAGATCATCCCCGATATCGCCTTCGAAGAGCTCCAGAAATGCGGGGAGTGCATCGTATCCGAAACGTGGAGTGAACTCGAGCGCCCACACGCCTTCCTCATTGACGATCGAATTGAGGTCTATTGGCCCTATGTAACTAAATTCACGGAGCACTGGTTCCATGCGCTTGATCCCTTCTTCGATAATGTGGTTAGTGCCCGTCTGCCAAGCCCAGACGAGATTGCCGGAACAACCGCCAGAGGGCCCGAGGTTTCCATTCATAAGCTGCTTACGTTCAACGGTATGGTTGAACGGAACCATGAAGGTCTCACCATTAAACCAACCCTCAGTAGAAATAGCAACTCCCTCTTTGAACTCCTGAAGCTCGTACTCCGGAGCGTGGGTTGCAACACTTTCGAAGTAATGGAGCATTTCGATCATATCCGTATCGTCCGTCGAGACGTATGACCCAACGGCGTGATCGTTGGCGAGTTTGCCCGAAGGTTTGAACGCAAGACGTTTCCCCTCTTTTTTCGCATACACGCGTCCATCCTCCCAGTCGTGAAATGTTTCCGTCGCCGGTACCTTTATCCCGACCTGATTCATATACTCAAAGGCGACGTCTCGTTCCAGTTCTAGTGCATCCGCGAATACTGATCCCATAAATACACTGTAGCCACTAGCACGTAGACGATCACCAGTACGGCCACCACCACTGCTGTCAAAAACCACGATGGTGTCCTTGGTGAGGGCAGTTTCCCACCTCCGCGGTTTCTCCAGAATGCCGTCATAATTCTGCTTAGTTCGCTTGTCCCTCATCCACGCTGCTACTTGATGTCCGTTGTCCTTCAGTCGCAGCGCTAGGCCCAGGCCGTCCCCCGTGCTGCTTAGGAACAGAAACTTGCTCATGTGCTTTCGGGCCTCCTTGCCCTAGCGTCCAGTTGACGCCCTTTTTGCCGAGCCACCTCGCGCGTCTTGCCCACGAGTCGTGCTCTTCCTTCGTCCCTTCTAACGTACTATAATGTGAAAGTGAAAGCATCGCGAGTCGCGCGAGAATGCGATCCGGCAATGCGCTATTCAAAAGCGTGAGCGTTTCGTGTCCAAATCCTCCGTCTTCGAACGCTCCACACGAACGTTGAACGAGACGAATCCCGAAAGGGCCCATACTATCGTACATATCGAGGACTTTCGCGCGAACACGCTCGTCGAAGATCTTCCGCGATTGCATTGCAACAAGAGTTCTAACTTTCGCCACGTTAGCGTCCTTTCGTCGTTGAGCTCTTCGGGCTTTCGCGTTGCGAGACGACACCCGGAATTGGTCTGTCCTGCTCGCGCTTCAAAGTGCTGACGGTACCTGGGATGTTCTTAAACTCGTCAACATCCTTCGGTTGGTTAACGCAGTCACCTACAGCCTGCGCGCGGTCACCTAACGGCGGTTTCATGCCCATGGGTCTTCTCCTGGCGGCCACCAATATGCGTAATCGGTGTCCAAGGTTATCGAGTTATAGATAAGGTGCCTCATTGCTGGCGACCTTGCTGCTTAAAGCCTGTTTCGTACTTCATCCAATCCTCAGGTGAAAGATCCTGCAGATGTTCATTTTTCGGTTTCATCCCAAGTACGCGGATTGCCTCAGGCGTCAACTGACCATTCACAATCGGCGATCCGCCCTTCTCAATCGCCTTTAGAATCGCTTCCATCTCGATCGAACCGGGAATGAAATTCAACGGATACTCGAGGATGTCCTTCCGCGCCTGTCGCCCTTCGTCACTCTCCTCAGGAGCTTTCATGATGTCCTGTGCGAGCTTCAAATGAGGCGAACCGCCATATCCCGCCGGCGAGAAGAAGAACCATTTGCCTACGTCCGCGTCACCGAATCCTCCAACGTTGCCGAGCGTCTTCGACGCCGCGTAATTCGAAGCAGTCCACAAAGCCATAGCTCGACGCGTCTTCGCCGGATATTCCGCGTACTTCGATATACCTTTCCGCAGGAACTCCATGTAATTAAGCGGCCACATCCCATACTGACCGAAAATGCGACCGAGACCTGTCCTTAACGCTAATGGTTGAGATCCACGACGATACGGCCAGAGGGTGGCATCGACGGTCTCGAGCGCGATATTCTTCGCGATATCCTCGTCGGATACCGTTTTTCCAGGTCCAAGTTTACGAACCATTTCGAATTCGCGACGCGTAGTCTCGATCTTACTTTCGAGCTTCTTAACGAGATCCTGATTTGGTCTCGCAGATCGAGTTTCGTTATACAACTGGTCGTTCAATTTGTACAGGGTCTTCTCAACTTCCTCGATGTTACCCTTCGTTAAGACGTCACGCATAATCCGTGTTTGAAGAGGTTTCGGAAAGAACCACATCGACGTATCTTCAAAGAGCGTACGCACGTCTATCTGTCCTGCTCGATAGGCTTTAACAGCCTTAAGCGCCGAACCATACTCCCCATGATAGGCGACGTTACGTCCGAAGTTATGACCCCAACGAGAAGGCGCGAGCAGACGATTCGAAAGCTCCATCGCCTTGTCGAGGGTTCCTCCACTATGTGGCGGCAACTCGTGGTAGATGTCACCGTATAGTTCCATAACATTATGGCTATCGAGTAACGCACCAGCGGCTCTTGCTTCGGCGAATCCTTCGGAGGTTAGCCCCTTGCGGAGACCTTCGAGCATCTTCGCGGGTCCTAAAATCGGTAGCGTATTTGTGATGACCTGAATCATATCACGAAGAGGAATGATAGGTCTCGCGCCGATTCCTGCGGTGTACGACAGCGCGACCATACGATTGAAGAGCGTTCCCGGATAGTTAAACTCCTCCTTAAGTTGGAATCCTTTCGGGAGATACTTGTTCATCTCCTTAAAGCCGTTCGCGAGATTCTTTTGAAAGTCGCTAATGCCCTTCGTGATTACCTGCTGCGAGACGTCAGGAATACCCTTGACGTAGTTGATATAGTTCTGAATCGGGAACCGAAGTGTGCCAAGAACCGATACTCCGTTACGATCCTCAAGCCGCAGTAACTTCGAAAGCTCCGCAAGTGGCTTTTCAACGAACTTCTTATTGTAGCCTTCACGAAGGAGATAGTTGATAAAACGCCCCGCATGGCCGTCACGAGGATTGAGTTCTCCGTTCACGATCGCTTTGTGGAAGAACGACATTTGCGCTTCGTCCTTGATCCCCTTGCCAAATACCTCAGCAGGATCAAAGTTGAAACCTCGTAGCCGACCAAGATCATTACGAAGATAGTCAAAAACCTGAATACCTGTTGAATCACGGAAGTCCGTTAACCACTTGTTAGCCAAACGTGTATCTTTTAGGAAGTCGGCATCGACGGCACCAAAACGCTGTTGTGATACCATTCTATCCCAGTACTTCGGATCAGCAGCGAGAAACTCGAACATCGTCTTTAGACGGTTCGCATCGCCACGCAAGAACTTTGCACCGTCTTGATAGTTCTTCGTAAGCCAGTTCGCCCCTGTTCGTACACCATCATCGACGTCTTTGAACTTATCATAAAGCCCTAACTTTCGTCCGACTGCTTCGAACTTGGAATCAATCGACGCGAACCAATCTCCGGTTGGTCTTATAAGCGACGATGCAGCTGCGAGTCCTCTAAAGCGATCTTCATGAGGCGTAAGTTCCGCCATCGGAACGTCTTTCTTCGAAAACGGTAACGTATGTACCGCTGCCATTGGCGACTTTAAGCCCGATCGTTGAAAGAAGATCGAATCGTCGGGAACGTACTCCGCCGCTCCTTGCGCCTGCTCAATGTGATCCGCGACAGAAGACTTCGGACCGATGCTTACGGACTCTCGAGGATTCGTCATCACAAACGCATCGCTTTCGGGATCGTAGTAGAGTTCGTGACCAGCTCTCGCTGCACCTTCCTGCCAGCGTTCGAGCCTCGCGCGACCGGTCCGGCGAAGCAAGTCGTACATACGCTCTTCGGTCGCACGCATCTCTTGTGTCGAAACCTTACGACCCATAGCTTCGAGGATACTAATCGTCGAAGCATCGACCATATCGATTACGTGCTTTACGCTTGTATCAACCGCGCCGAGACTATCGAGCATTACTTTATCACCGTGACGAAGCGCGGACGCAGCGTAGACGTAAGCTTCCTCGAGACGTAAGTTATGTGCCGTCGTAGCGTACGAACCTACTTCGTCTCTAAGCCACTTCGCGATCTGCAGTGCTGCAGGATGCGTACCGAAGATATCTGGTAGTTGCTCTCTAAACGGTGTAAGCTGTACGTGTAACCCCTCATGATAAATGAGTCCACGGCTCGCGCCTTTCGAGTAAACTTCGACGGGTAGTTTCGCTTCGCCATAACCTCCCATGCGCATATAACCCATCTGGCGCATGATATCTTGCCACGTATTGTCTCTCGAAACAAATGCTTGAGCTTTACCTATTAGTTGTTGCATCTGGTCCGGACCGACGCGCATCGTAACCCGATCACGACGAGTCGTTACGACGACAGGTTCCTGCGCTCCGAATCGATTTAGACCTTTTCCAACCGTGATCGTCCTACGCTCGCCTGGAGGTATCTGCTTTTCGAACAAGTCGCGCATACCAGGCTGCTTCGTTACGCTAAAGCCGGGAATACCTTCACCTTTCTCGGCG